GGTGTAAGCATACGACTTACAACTAACACCTAACCAATACAGGCGCCACTGAATACAGGCGCGAACAATATAAACTATGAAAATCAAAAAACCAAACAAGCTAGTCAAAACAGACAGGCAAGAGGAGAGTGCGTATATCGTAATCTGGAGCATCATCGTTGGCGGGATACTGCTAGCGGTCACAATCATCGTAGAATACTTATGAATACAAAAACAAACTCAAGGCTGGTGAATTTGACTCACCTACAAATCGGGCAGGCGTACATCGTAGACAACAAGCCTATGGTGCTGACTGAAATAAACTACCGTGGAAGAGGGGACGGTGAAGTCCCTTACTTTCGCTTCACTGACGGGCGTTACGGCTTCGGTCGAACGCTCGGTGGCCGTGCTTCGGATGCAGAGGTGCTTGACAATCTTCAGATTGCTGAAGGCGTTGACCCTCTAAGCATCCTCCTCAAACTACAAGACAGCGTTCAATATATGGCTGACTATTATCGATCAAACAAAAAACTTAAGGAGATCGTCAATAACTATGAAGAAAATGTATAATACAAATGCCCGTGACGGCATCTACCTAGTCACAGCACCTCACGGGTGGTGCGCGGACGCCAACCCGTTTCGAGCCTTCGTGTCACTAGCCAAGATTGGCAACGTGACGGGGGAGTTCGTGAGATCGGTCACGCCTAACGGCAAGCCGATCAAGGTATCCGATAACTCCGTGACGCTTTACTACATCCCAGACTGGGGGAAGTTTAGCCACATGGAATACGGCAAACCAATGGACGCAGTCGGTCGCGAGATAGGCTTCGCCCTTTTTTCTGGCGTGAATGATCATGCCAACATCGACAAGCTCACCGATCTACTAATCAAATAGGACTACCCATGATATCCAGAATCGATAACGACATGCCGCAAGGTAAGCGTGTCCTCGTGGTAGAACCAGTAGAGCGACACCCAGAGCTTGAGGCTTTCTTAGAAGCCCTCAATGGAATCTCCCCCAAGCAGGCGGTGCAGGCAGGCATCTGTGCCGTCTGCAAGGAGGAGGCAAATAAGTTCACTGATGAATTGTCCGTTACCGAGTATGCGATATCTGGACTATGTCAGAAGTGCCAAGACGAAGTATTCAACGAACCAGAATAATTATGAAAGTAAAAATACACACATACCCACATGGGCCTGCCATACGCTTGCCCCATGATGAAATCGTATCAGCCGTGGGACTCCGCGGCAGATTCTCCGATGCTCGTGTCGGACAACTAGAAGCAGGGGATCAGTATATTATGCCGATCCACACCGAGCTAACGCCTCGCACCGATACAGAGCTATTAGCCCTGCTCGCGAATAGAAATCTTAGACCAATTTACTTGGACTGCATAATAACCCAAGGGCTTAGGACTATATTCATTATGACTTCAGACTCCTCGGAGCTAGCCAAGTATGAGTACGATACAAACGAATGCTCGGACTTAGAAGCCCTTCGCGAAGTGCTTAACTATATCCTCGACCAAGAGGAAATTTGATTGGAATAAGGGGGTTGACACCGAGAGGGTGGGGGGCTATCAAAGCCCTTCACCCTTTTTTTTATTAAATATTATGGCTCACTTCTACAATTGCAATGACATCCGTAACCCAGAATTTGAACCAGATATTGAGACTCCCGCGAAGGCGCGGAAGCAACACAAGGTCTACCCGTCAGTGACCACTGTGTTAGGGATAGTAAAGGACGCCTTCCTGGATAGCATCTACAAGCCTAGAATGATTACCTCTCTTGCGAGAGAGCATCCCATCCTACAGTGGCAGGAGATTGAACGCTTGACCTACGGCACGAGGACGCACCCGATCACGGGGGACACAATTGAATCCTCTGAGTTCGGCACAGCGGTACATAAGGCTATTGAGCAGGAGGTTGAATACAGTTTCCTTGGCTCGACATACAGGCCGCCGCCGTCACCTTGGGACAAGTGGTCAATGCCATTCATCGAATGGATACAGGCGAACCGAGTGAAGCCAATAGCCTGCGAGCGAGTCATAGCAAACAATCGAATCAAGATTGCGGGTAGCGTGGACTTCATCGGTCATGATGCTGAGGGTAAGTTATTTCTTGCGGATTACAAGTGCAGGACTAACACGAAGGGCAAAGCCAAGACCTACGACAAGGATTGCCAACAGCTTGCAGTAGAATCATTTATGTTGATGAAGGAACACAACCTTGAGTACCTGCCATCGTGTAGGTCAGTGGTCATTGACTGCGATACTCACAAGCACTACCACAGGGAGTGGACGCAGGACGAGATGCAGAAAGGCATCAAGGTAGCAAAGAAGTGCGCTGAACTTTACTGGTTACTAAGAATGTAATATGAATATAAGAAACACACAAGACATAGAATACTACTTGGACTGCTGTGACCCGAAAGCAATCCGATTCGATGGCCTCGACGAGGCTGTCATTGGCGTAGATCATGAAGGACAGTTGTGCTACCTGCACAGCAAAATGGTGGACATATTTATGTCCCGCGATGGCATGACTGATATCGAAGCAATGGAATGGATTGACTTCAATGTCATCGGCACCAATGCAGGCGTAGGATTTACCGTAGTATTTGATGACTGAATACAGGATAAGATACACCCGTAAAGATATGCCAGAGGGATACGTAGGTGATACGTCCAAGTGGGCGAACGGACCAACCGAAGCGGTCAAACTATTATTACAGAAGAAGCCCGACAGCACTGGCACCTGCGTCTTCAAGCGTGGAGGCACGGGCAAAATACTTTCCGTTGAGGAGATCCCTGCCCTTCCATGAAGACATTTGATTTTATCGATACCCCTAGCTGGAACAGGGGCCAGAGCGTCGAGACGTCCTTCCAGGACATCTTGGATAGGCGAGGTATAGAATACAGGCGCTCGACTCTTGAGGAGCAATACAGGCACTTTGACTACGTCACTGATCGAGGCACGATTGACGTCAAGGCACGCAAGAGGATCAACAGGAGCGACAGCTCCGAGCAGGACGAACTGGTCTGGCTGGAGTTCAAGAACACTGCGGGTGACCGAGGATGGTTAGCGTCGGACGTGGACTTCATTGCCTTTGAGAGGCAGGATGATTTCGTTTTAATCAAGAGGGTGTATCTCTATGAGATGGCCAGCAAGAAGTGCGACCTGGATGACAAGGTCAGCCGTGGTTCGGACGCACTGTATAAAGGATACACGAGGCAAGGCCGCAGTGATTTACTTTCCATCGTAAAGATGAGTGACATTTTAAATTTACCAATACAAATACTAGAAAAATAAACCAATGAGTATGACACAAATAGAAAGCAACGTAGAGCGTATACAAACTAGGATCGACATGATCCGACAGGAGTCACGGACTCTGTCCTTCAGAATCGAAAGGATGATGGAGCAGCGTAAGAACCTAACGCAAGAGAAGAAAGCCCTGAAGGATTTACTCACGGAGCTAGATGTATCTTCCACAAAATAAACTCAAGGACTGGCGGGTAAAGCATCAGCCCAAGACCTGCCCCTTGCTACTGCGAAAAACTTCGGACTGGGTGGTAGATCACTGCCATCAATCTGGCATGGTCCGAGGTGTAGTATCAAGGGTAGGCAACGCCTTGCTTGGCAAGATAGAAAACTTTGCCTACGGCAGGTGCCAGATTAGTCATAGCCATTTACCCGCAGTGCTACGCGGCATAGCCGACTACCTAGAACGGGAGCAACTAGATGTGTTGCACCCCGTTGGACTTACTCAGCTATGTAGAAAATTTAAAGCATTGACATCCGAAAAACAAAAATCTATTTTAGTGGATCTAGGGGCAAAACGAAAACAACTCATGGAATGTTCTAACGCCTCGGAACGAATCAAACTATTCCGTGAACTAACCAAACAAAGATATGACAGATAAAAACATACGTCAAAAACTACAGGGGATACAGTCCTCTTTGAAAGCCCCCAAGGGGCAGACTAATAAATTCGGTGGATATAAATACCGATCCTGTGAGGACATCCTTACTGCACTGAAACCTCTGCTCGCTGAGTGGGGTTGTTCCCTCACCATCAGCGATACTATCATAGAAGTTTCAGGGCGTATTTACGTAAAGGCTGTGGCTAGTTTACTTGATAATGATAGTGACAACGGAATACTATGTGCGGGTTTTGCTCGTGAAGCTGATGCAAAAAAGGGTATGGACGAAGCACAGATAACTGGCAGTGCCAGTTCCTACGCCCGTAAATACGCCTTAAACGGCCTCTTTGCTATCGATGATACCAAGGACCCAGATGCAACCAACAAGCACGGCAAGGACCAACCTCAGGCCGCGTATCCACCAACTGAATTCTAACCCGTAATAATAATACATATGGCAACATACAGAGAAAACACAGGACTGCTCGGCATCAATGACCGCAAGCAGAAAGAAAACCACCCAGACTACAACGGACGTATCTACGTCACCAAGCCTGGGCTATACTACCTCAAGGGGTGGAAGAAGCAGGGACGCAGTGGTCAGCCATTGCTGTCCATCGCCGCGGACTACGCGCCTGAGGAGAAACAGCTAGAGGCAACTCAGAATACTGAGAAAGTGCCTACTAGCACCCCTAACATAGACGACGCACCGTTTTAAGTCGTGGGGAACTTCGATAAGACATGGTGGGACAAGTTCCGCCGAGATGAAGTCGAGTCCATATTGGACATGACCGCTAACAAGAACACGGACTACACGGGAGGGGAGAGTTGCGAGAATCCATTCGCTAACTTTGACTTCTCAACCGAGTTCGGTGTCCACCCTCTTACAGGAGTCTGCATTAGAATGCAGGACAAATTCCAGAGAGCTAAGGCTTTCTGTGCGGATGGTCAGCTAAAAGTTATTACCAAAGGCGATCAATCCAAGGACATATTCCGCGACCTTATTGGCTACTCATTGATAGCCATAGGGATGCTCGAAAGAGCTGAGAAGGAGTAACTCCTTATGATAGAATGCTTGGCCCTTTTGCGCGGTGCAGGGGGGTCAAGTATTACTACATAAAATTATTAGATAGCGCACATGAACGATAAAATTAAGGAAGCCACTGAACTCGCAATCAACCTGCACAATGACATGGACACGAGAGGGATTCCTAAGAGCATACTAATCAAGCACAAAGCCATAGGCCAATGCCTACGTGCTATGCTGGACATACTTGAAGATGATAACGAACCAAATAAAAACGCCCCCGCATAACGAAGAAGCCGAACACAAACTTATTGCCTGCTGTCTCCTAGATGGGGACTACTCCGTATACGATACGGTATCCGTCATTGTTACACCCGACGATTTTTATACCCTCAAAGGCAAGTTACTTTTTACAGCCATAGCATCCCTGGTAGAGAAGGGAAAGCCACTGGACGCAATATCTCTGCAAGAGAATCTAAAAGCCTCTAAGGGCCTTGATGAGGTCGGGGGCATGGCAGGCATCTTTTCCGTCATGTCGGCGGCTGAGACCCCCCTACAGGCCCAGTATTGCGCCAAGCTGATAGCAGAGAAGAGTCGCCTGCGGTCAATCATTCGTGGATGCCGACTAGCTGCCGAGCAAGCTGAATCCGAATCAGCCGAGTCCCAATCTATTAGAGCATCCTTAGAGAATGATATACTCAAGATAGATACTTTGGGCAATGACACGTTTTCTGTAGCGGACTCCGCTGAAGAAATCCTTGATGACATCCAGAAGATGCAAGACGGCACCTTCAATCCTGAAGTAGTCAAGACAAACCTCAAGGATCTTGATGGATACCTAGGCAACAATGGCATCGCGGCAGGGGAGGTGCTTACACTTGCAGCCCCTACATCCTGCGGTAAATCCGCACTAGCTTTATACATAGCAACCAAGGCCTTGAGGCAGGACGATATACCTACAGCCTACTTCTCATTTGAGATGCCGAGAAAACAGTTAATGAAGCGTATGATACAGACTATATCTGGCATCAACGTAATGAATATACAGGATGGAGTCGCAAGCCCCCAACAGGAGGAGCGATTTAAGGCAGTGACTAAAGAGTGCGCGGAGCTTCCCCTTTACACATCTCACAGCGTTAGAAACGCTGACGACCTTACAAGTCAGGTCCGTCACCTGGTCCGCAAGAAGGGCGTGAAGTTAGTGGTAATTGACTACCTACAACTCATACCATTTGATAGCAAGAAGATGGGCAAGTGCGAAGGCATAGCCGATATCTCTCATAAGATAAAGCAGATGGCTTTGGATCTCAATATATCTGTGATCCTGCTAGCTCAGGTTAACCGAGAGGGCGCCAAGAGTGAAAGGATTAGACTCTATGACCTGAAGGACTCAGGCGATATTGAGAACGATGCGGACGTAGTCCTATTGATGTATCCATCCAAGGGGGACTTTGAATCATCCAAGGGCCATGACAGCCACGGTCCATACACAGAGTTGACATATAACGTAGCCAAGAACCGAGAAGGGCAGAGGGACGTCGGTGGATTCTTTAAATTTTATCACTGCATAGGAAGGTTTGCCTAACAATGGAATACAATAACGATATATTTTCTAACGACAGGAGATCTCAAAAAAGATTCGTGGACTGGGCCTATGATAAGATAGCCCAAGAGATGGAGCGCATTGAAGAACTTGAGCAAGAGTGCGGGACAGCGGAGTACGTCGTGCCGAGCAGAACCAATAAGTCCCCGAAGAATCTCAGCGATGACAAAAAGATTGAGACAGTTCTCAAGATTGACAAACTCAGAGAAGAGGGTTACTCATTTAAACTTGCGTCCGAGCTATGCGACATAGCTCCTTCGACTTACACTAAATGGAAGAGACAATTTAAGACAAGATTGGGTAAGCCCTCGGAGTAATCCAGGGCGGGGGGATTTTCATGACCTCCTGTTTCAATCCCGACTTGTCGCCTAGCCTCACCCTTTTTGATTGGGGGGTGGGGCTTCTTCTTTTACCCCGTCCTTGCACAAGGATTCGGCGCTAGAGTGCGCTACAAGAGCTTTTACAGGGCGCCAGGTGGGATGAACAGTGGAGACACTCCTTCGGCTGCTTTACGCTTCACTGTCTTTCTTTCTCGCTCCTTCTGGAATCCGAACATACGATTGATTACGTCGGAGTACGGTGCGTATGCAACGAACTTACTCTGAGTAAATGCTCTCTCTCCACTCATGACCTTTTGAAGCTCACCTGTTGCATCCATAGCTTGTTGGAAGGCTACTGGCGTTAAGTAATCAAACGCCGCACGGCCAATGCCTTCAGAGCGAATCTTGTATCCAGTGTATCTGCTGACACCAGCAACACGGAACGTACCGTCAAAGAGGTAGTCATCAAGATACCCTACGCGGCCAGCCAAGAAATCTTTGAGCGCATCAACAGGGATACCAATTAGGAGCATGAAGGTTAGTAGCTTGGCTAGATCTTTGGACGCCTTTAGTCGCTGCGATTTGGTTCTTCCTGGACCAAACATATCGTTGAGCATTCTATCCTTGGTGAAGACCATTTGTTTAACCATAAAGGACTTCATAGCTACAGCGAGTCTTAGGTTCGGGTTACCCACAATACCCATAGCCATCTCAGCCGAGCTTAGGGGTTGTGTCTCCGACAACTTGTTGAACAGGAGGCTTCGGACAAGGGCCGAGTCCTTGTTGTCCTTCTTCAGATCAGCTATCAATTGATCCTGCTCTGCGCGGCTGTAGCCCAGCGCGGTCATTTCGGCAGTGAATGTTTTAATCCGTGAGTCACCCCTGTCC